TACCTATCAACCCCGTAACTTAAGCCTTTGCTAACGAGAGTGTCGGCCATGTCACTAACTCAATCATCGGCATTGGTGCTGGTGATTCTCGGGTGTGGTGCAGTTGCGTATTGGAAACGTTCAGTAACTACGGAGGATTTGGTAAGTAAAATGGATATATCGCCCGTCGAAAAGTCGATTCTGGTACACTTGCACACTCAGGGGGACGATATAGCGTCCAATATAGCGGACTCTCGGGGGCATCATCCATCCTCTGTCTCCCGATCGGCGTCGAATCTATCCGACAGGGGACTGTTGGATAACAAGGGTAGAGGGGTCTACAGACTGACTGAGGACGGGCGCGAAATCGCAAGACGGCTTGCGGATGTTGAGTCTATATCAGACAAAGCTGAGGATGACAACGACACCAGTAACAACGACAAAGATTCTTCTGAGACTGGCTCTTAAGTTACTGTTAGAGGTAGTGTCAACACTTATTACCTGTTAGAATAGACGACGGTATGTAATGTCGAAAATGACAATCGACCCGGAGGACGTGGCGTCGACCGTAGCCACGTTCATCGGAACGAGTAGCATGGCCGGAATCGCACAGTGGTCTCTGTTCGACGTGTCGCTGTCGGACCAAGCGTTTCAGCTCGCGGGGAACAGCGTCACTCTCGCCACCGTCCTGACGGCGGTGGCTCTCGCGGCGATCGTCTTCACGAACGACAATGGGTCCATAGACGAACTGCACGCGAAGGCGAAGAAACTGGACAACTACTATTACTACTCGATCGTCGGGAGTGTCGCGCTTCTCGTCGGGTGGGTGTTCGTCGGAGACGTGTCGTCGTTCATCACGTCGTCGGACCTGTGGGGAGTCGGCTACGTCGCGGTGAGCATGGTCGCGCACTTCGCGCTCGGATGGATGCTGTAAACGGGGGTGAGAAGAATGGATATAGACCTGAACGCGGAGACGGTGACGATGGGACTCGCCTCGATCGGCGCGGCGAACTACGCGACGGCGGAGTTCCTTCAGTTCGACGTGATGAGTGAGTTCCTGAGTGGCAGTCCCGAGCTGGGGGCGATCGCCTTCGGCGCGGCGGGGGTCGTGTCACTCACGGAGATGTTCGACGTTACCGAGATATTCGACTGATGAACGACTCACTACGCAAAGTCGGCGCGGCCGCTCTCGCGCTCGTGATCGTGACGACGGCCGCGCTCTCGGGCGTCGGCGGTCCGGCGTCTCCGACGGGGACGGCCTCGGCAGAGTTCGTCAACTGCGACCTGTCCGAGCAGTCGACGTACATGAGTGGCTTCGAACTCGTCTTCAACTCCCTCACTGGTAACTCACAGGCCGATGACTGCCATTGGTCCACGGGTGACGAGTCGACGGTAAAGAACCTAACTCAGACTGACGGGTACTCTCGCGCGCTCGGGATGTCCGACGCCGAAGACTCGTACTTGACGACGACTGAGAACTTCGCACAGAACACGCGGAGCGTAGCCATGTCGAAGGCCAAAATCACGCTCATCAACGAGCTAAACAATGGCTCGTCTGTCTCGCAGGCCAACGCCGCTGTGAACCAGACTGTGCGAGATTACTACTCTCGGATAGAGCGAGATATAGCTGATAACTGGAACCAGCGGGCGCTTGAAGCGTCGTGGCTCTACAACGACGTTGGCATGGACATGCACAGCCCGAAAGACGGCGCGTCTACCCCGCCGCACTACGTCGGCACCGAAAACAAAACGTACACCCTACAGAACGGGAGTACGAAGACTGTCAGAGGTATCATGTACGAGTATTCTCCGACTGGCACCAACACCAACGCGGGGACTCTCTACATGACGGACGATACGAACGTGGCCTACCTCGGAGTTGAGGACCCTGGTTCATCGGGGGATACGACCTTCCTTAGTGCCGGGCGCACGTCCGCGCTGCTGTCTAATATCGGGAACCAGTCGGATTACGTCGTCGACAACATGGACCCGTACACCGACGAGGTGTACGCGCAGTATGCGGCGGGTGAAATCAACAGTACGGACCTCGCCATGATGGACCCCGGAGTAATCGGCTCCGAGGCGGCGACCTCGTTCAACAGCACGGGCTACTACTCGCACGGTGCGATAATGCTCGCGTCGATCGGGGCGGGCGGAAACATCAACGTCTCGCACACCGTGACGACCGGAGACGGGACGACGCTGAACGGAACTCTCTACTACACGGCAGAGGACACCCCGGCGAACGGGTGGGAGAACAACGTCACGTACAACACGACGAATTTCAACGGGACGTTCTACTTCGCCGTTCAGAAGGACGACGGTAGCGGGACGATCGTGGACCTCGCCAACTACGGAGAGACGTTCACGATCACGGAGGCGACGAACACGAAGACCGGCGAGCAGGTGAACACAACTCAGGTGCAGAGGTACACGTACGACAGTACGAACGCCTCGCAGTTGCAGGAAGAAATCGACCGCCTGAGAGAACTCCGCGAGGAGTACGAGTCCCAGCTGAACAGCGGAGGTAGTGGCTGGGGAATCGGAACCGAAGACAAGGCGCTAATCGGCGTCATCGCGGTGGCGGTAATCCTACTCGTCACGCGGAACTAAACCCATGAAACGGTATTTTTTGGTCCTCTTGGTGCTGTCAGCGACGGTACTCGGAGGCGTCGGAACGGTGGCCGCACAGAGCGAGAACGAATCAGCGAGTGACACGACCCCGGAACAGGTGGGAGAACAGACCGAGTTACAGCTGTCCCCGGCAGTGAAGATCGTGGAGTGGCGGCACGTCAACGGATCGTTCGTCGTCGTCGTGCAGTCGAAGATACCGACGCGGATCACGATAGACGACGCGGGCGCGGCGGCGGAGGCGCTTCGGTCCGATCGGTCGAGCGAGCTGGTCGAGGGAGCGTTTCGGAGCTACAACGTCGCGCCGGGACGGACGACGCTTCGGTTCGACGCGCGGGTAGTGGACGGTGAGTCGGCCGTCTCGATCACGTCCACGAACTCCAACGCGCGGGCGTTCCTGAAGACCGGGGCGATCGGCGGCGGGCGGGCCCCGATCGACTGGGAGACGGTGGCCGCGCTCGTCCTCGCGGCGGCGTGCGGGGCGGGCTTCTGGACGTACCGAGAGATGAAACGACGCTGGGCGGAGAAGAACGAGACGATAGAGAGGATCGTATGAAAGACTGGCTGAAACTCGGAGCGATCGGCGGCGCGTTCGTGTGGTGGGGCGGCGTGGAGATACCGAGCTGGGTATCCGTCGCGGTCGTCGGCGTGGCGTTCGCCGTCGGCGCGGGCTACGTCGCTTCGAGCAAGATCGAGGAACTGGAACCCGACCCGAGAAGCGTCCGAGTGGTGCAGGTGAACGGGAACGGCGAACCGCTGAAAGGCTGGGCGCTGTCGCCCGACAAGTTCGCAGAGACGGAAGTGAAGTGGGGACCGCTGTACCCGCACGACACCGACAGCGAATATGAGGTGTACGAGGCGTACGCCTTCTCGGAAGACAAGAACGTAGCCGTCGGGACGTGGCGGCGTTCTCTCCCGGGTTCGGAAGTCGTCGGGCAGTTCGACGTAGACGACGTGATGGGCGTGATAGCAGACTACCGCGCCCGGATCGAACCGGACGCGCGCCGATTGACGGCGATGAAGACGAGTCTCCCGGCGATCGTGCGGGAGCTGGAGTTTCACCGCGCCGAGATGCAGTCCTCGGCGTTGGACCCGTCGTCTCCGATGAAGATGGATACGCCGACCGTGGAAGACGTGATAGTGGACCATATGCCGGAGGAACTACGACCCGGCCATCTCCAACAGGGCGACTTAGCGTCTCTGTTGGAGGTTGAGGACGAACCGAACGACTGGGGCGACGGACTCGACCTCGTGATAGAGGACGAGGGCGGGGACGCGCTCGAACCCGTGGACCAACCGCTGATGAACGACGGAGGACAACATGAGTAAATCAGGAGGGGGCGACCGGAACGCCGTCTACGCGGCGGCACAGGGCCGGACGTTCCTACAGAACGAGCTAAAGAACAAGTCGAACGAGTGGATTCGAGAGTTCGCCGGACTGGTGAACGACGCGGATACACTCGACTTCCTCAATCACTACTGCGCCATCTACGAGGAACGCGGGCGGGACTTCCTCGACACTCACATGGGGCGTCAGGTGCTACAGCAGGCGTCTACTCGGATGATGGACGAGGCGTTTCGAGAGGGGAACGTCTCGCAGATGCAGGGCGCGGTGGGACTCACTAACTCCGCGAAGGACGGCGGGGACCTTCTCACTGAGTCGGCGGCGCGACTGGCGAACGAGGGGGCGATAGGCTTAGTCCTCGGTCCGCCGGGGTCCGGTAAGACCGCGACGACTCTCGACGTGGCGAGGACGTGGGCGGCGAGGACCGGCGGGGCGATCGTCGGAAACACGGCGTGGGAAGGATACGACGAGGTGGTTCGGTCCGACCGGGAGCTGTTGGAGACGATGGCTCACATTCAGGGACCGGTCCTCGCAATCATCGACGAGACGGCTCAGGAACTATCGGGGTTCGGTGAAGGGTCGAAGAAGGCAGAGGCGTTCAGTAACTCCCTGACATTCGTTCGGAAGAAAGAGGAGTCCCACGGTCCCTACGCGAAGAAAGGGAGCGTTCTGATGGTGAACCACACCCGGACGAAGACGGCAAAGGCGTTTCGGGACCTGTGTTCGTTCGCTATCGAGAAGCCGAAGCGAGACGATCCGGGGTACGCCGTCCTACTCGAATCGGAGGGTGGGAAGGATCGTTTCGAGGACCTGGCCGAGTATCAGGGACTCACCGACACGCGGGAGAGATACGACGAACACGAACCAAGCGAGTTCCGAATCCTCGGAGCGGAGGACGACGGCGGCGAGGACGGTCCGTCGGCGGAGGACGTGGCGCGGGATACGCACATCGAGACGGCGTTACGTGCGTGTCTGATTCAGGGACAGTCGTACCCTGACGCGGCGAATCTCGTCCCGTACAAAGACTCGTGGGTGGGGAACCGAGTGCGCGAGTGGAAGCGTGGCGACTACCGGGACCTTCTCTCGGAGGACGATGTACCCGACGAGGTGGAAACTGCATGACGGCGAGTAGTTCCCTCCATCGCCACCACTACCCTACCCCCGGCGGCGCATACTTATCTATAGTAGAAGGCGTTCAGGCGGGTGGCTGTGGCGGCCCGGTCCCGTCCGATCGAGAGATTTCGAAGAAAACGACGATGAGAGAAAAAATCCGTTCGGTGGGTCAATATGGCTAAGAATCGGTCCAAGAAGGCGGCGAGATTCGGCGCGTTCGCGGAGCGGGCGGCGTTCGGTCGGTACGGACTCGAACCGGACCGGGACTCGTGGCACGACGCGCGCGATCGTGACGGGCGGCCGTGGGACGTGAAGGCGTGCATGCTGTCGCGGGACTCCGCGAGGTTCCGACTGTGGGCGGACCAACACTCTCGACTGCGTTCGGAGGGCGGCGGCTACGTGTTCGTCGGCTACCTCCCGCGCGGCTCGGGGATTCAGGTAAAACAGATGAGGACCGTCCGCGCCGCCTCGATCACGGCGGAGTTCTACACCGCCGGGAATCACGCGAAGGGCGACCAGCTGAAGATTCCCCCGCGCGCCGTGTTCGTTCGGTAGTCTCGGCTTTCCTTCTATTCGTGGTTATCTGTGTGACGACCACCGTCAGTAGCGGTCGTCAGTCGGGTCTGTTCCCCGCGGCTTCGTGCCCGTCGGAGCGCGTCATCGGAGACGTCGACGCCCCAGTACCGAAGGTCAAGCGTCCGGGCGGCCTCGAGGGCGGGCGCGCTCCCGCAGAAGGGTTCGATTACGCGCTCCCCCGGAGACGTGACTGGCCGTAGCATCTCCTCGAGAAGACGCGCCGGTTTCTCGGTCGGGTAGGTATCGGCCCGCCCCGGCTGACGTTGCGGCGCGGGTGCCTCGAAGACAGTCGGTGCCTTGGTCACTCGCCGGTCGGTGTCACCGTTCGTGGCGGCGATGATGTACCCGTGACGGGACCGGAAGTAGTGACCGAGACCCATCCGTTCGGTGTCCCATATCAGCGTCTTCCGGTACGTGAACGTCTCCTCGACCGCGCGCCGGAAGGCAGGGAGAACGTCATCATCCGCGAAGACGAACATCCACGCACCGTCGACGAGTGGGCGGGCGAGTTCGTCGAGAATCTCGGGGAACCGCTCGTTATCTTCCATGTCCCAGTCCTCCGGTTGATAGTTACTCGCCGCGCCGGGGCGGTCTTGATTCGAGAACGTCCACGGGTAGTCGACGACCGCGACGTGTGCGGAGTCGTCCTCGAGTGTCGGGACGGCGTCGAAGGCATCCGCCTTCTTGATTATCGTCTCCTCCGTCATTTCTGCCCCTTCTCGCCCGTATATACCTGCTTAGATTGTTCTTCGCTCGTGTCGCGGAACTGCGAGAGGTCCGGCTCGAGCTTGCATCGCCCCGACCGACCGCACTCGGAACACTCGAAATAGAGCGATTCGACGCCCCAGTGGTTCCACGACACCTCCATCGTCACGTCGGCCCCGCACTCTTGGCAAATCTGATTCATTAGTCACTCACCCGCCTCAGACGTGTTATCCGTGCAGACGTGCGTGTAGCTCACGAACACGTCGAACTCGGACTGTGGACCCATGCCGTCGAAGCTCTGAATCCGGACGTTCGGGTCGTCTTCCAGCTCCTCGAACTGGCTTTTCGAGACCGCGGCGGTGACGTGAGTCTGGCTCATCCCAAAACCCCCGTGCGACGGCAGTAGACCTGTGGTTCCCAACCGCACTCGGCGACGACTTCCACCTCGTGGAACTCGCCGCAGTGGGGGCAGTCAAGCGTCCGGTCTACGGTGGCGACTTCGTCACTCATCTACGCGTCACCGTCCGTATAAGGCCGTCTATCTGTATTCGTGTTCATTTCGTGAATAGTGTCTGTGGGACCTTCGAACCCGCTTCGAAGGTGTTGGTCGTCGGTCTCTGCTTCTCGTTCTCAGATAGCCACTCCATATCCCGCATTGTAGCGAGAACGTCGCGCGCCGTCCGTTCCGACGCGCCGGAAAGATCGGCTATCTCCGACGGGATGAACTCGCGCCCGTCCGTAGCGAGACGGAGGGCGTGGTTCCAACATTCATCCCGTGCTGTGTGTCTCGTCATCCGACGTTTCTTAGTGCAGGATACTGCGCCTTAGTTCTTCGGGTGCAGAATACTGCGGGGGCGTAGCGGGTCGTGTCACTCAAAATTTTTCGCGCGCCCACAGGGGGCGGGCGGCGCGGCCGCGCCTACCGGCGCGTCCGCTGTTCCGCTGTCGCGGAACTGCGGTGTGTTTTAGATTAGTGGCCTTAGCCACACCCCTAAGGGGAACCCCGACGGTAGGAGCGGGTTCCCCTCAGGCGTGGCGACGGCCGCGAGTGCGGTGTGTAACTCGCGGCCGTCGCCGCGCGGAGCGCGCCGGGGGAAACGGGATAGATTTCGCCGGAAAACAGGTGTCTCGGTAGTGATGCCTCTCAGCAGTCGGGCCGCTACCCGAGGAGTTCGAACGCCTTCACGGACCGTCCGTTATATCGAACGGAGGCGGTTCGGAACCGCGCGGGGTCTTGTCCGGCGTCGGTCCACACCTCGAACGCTTGCCGAACGAGGAAGGACGGGGACGCATCGGCGTCTCGATCGAGCTGGCCGAGATCTAGACGGAGCGCGTCACCCCGGTTCGTCACGTCCACTCCGTAGCGTTCGCACCACGCCACCCACTTAGCCATAGTCTCGGAGAGTCCTCGCTTCGCGGCGTCGATCGCCTTCGCGCCGGTACTGACGGCGGATCGGACGGACTCTTTCGCTTCTGTCACGGCGTCGTGTACCATCTCGGCTATGTAGTCGCTCTTGAGTCCGACCTTTCCGTACTCTCGATCGACTATCTCAGAGATACGATTCAGAGCCCGCCGTACGCTGTCTACGTGGCGTCCGTGGTCGTCGGCTATATCCTGCGGCGAAACCTCGCCGCCGTCCGTCACGAGCGTCTGTAGGCTCTCCCACTCGACAGGAGAGAAGCCGCCGTCCGCGAGGTACGAGATAACGACGGACTGCTGATCGTGGCGAATGCGGGTCAGGTCAAGAGACGTTACGCTCTCGACTTCCATCGTCTCCGGTTCGTAGTAAGCGTCCTCGACGTACGGACCGTTTCCTCGCTTCGGAGCGAGGTCTATCCCCGCTTCCATGAGGACCGAGTGAACCGTCTCGGTGAGTTCGTCGCGGAGCTGGTCCACGTCGTCCACGTACAGCGTCTCCGACCACCGGCTGACCTGATAGGACGCGCCGACTTTCGGATGGGCGAGGGCGTCGTCCTTCGACTTAGAGAACGCCTCTCGCGCGTAGTAGTGCTTGATTTCCTTCGGGAGTTCGTGGCCGGGCCACGCCTCGGAGATACGACGCGGGGCGAACGTGACGGTGTGGTAGTAGCCGGGGAGCTGGCGACCGTCCTCGTCGGTGTCCCACTGCTTCAGGTCCCGGCGGCCGTCCCGATCGTTCTCCAGAAGGTGCGCGAGAGAGGCTATCGGTCCGTCGCGGGCGTGGACCGGGCCGGACTCGTCGGCGTGGAGTCGGACGTACAGCTCGGCGTCTTGGATATTCGAGGACTGGTGATAGTCGCGGAAGTAGTTAGCCGACACGTCGACGGCTCCGAACCCGAGAGCGAGCAGATCGGCGTAGCGTTCGAAGTCGATGTTCGACCCGTTCACTCGGACGTTCACGCCTTCCCCGAACCCGTCGGGAACGAATATGTCGGTGGTAGACCCGTCTGTCTTCTCTCCCTGCATCCCCGGCCAGCGGGGCGCGAGGTGGGCGACGAACGACTGTTCCCCCTCGTCGTCCTCGGTGGCGAGAGGGTCCTCCTCGGGGTGGCGGGCGACGAACAGCCGGAACTCGCGGACCGTCTCGATACGGAACGGCGTTCCGGCGGGCGTCGTCTCGCCGGGGTTGACGATGTTCGAGGACTGGTAGGAGAGCCGGCAGACCCAGCGTTCGCCGTCGACGGCGAACTGTCCGACCTGCGAGCCGTCGCCGTCCTTCACGCGAGAGTCGCAGGCGAAGAACGGTTTCAGTCCGTCGTCGGCGTAGAGGTAGTTCGCCGTGTATTCGTGCGGAGTGAGGGCGGGCGCTTTCATCCGAGAATCACCCCCAGGTTCGAGACGGCGGCGGCGAGTCCGACGATCCCGACGAAGGCGACCCACGACGAGAATCGTTCTACGTGACCACGACCCAGCTGGAGGATGAGTAGGGCGACGAGTAGGACGAGAAGTTTCGCGCCCGCGACGGCGAGTCCGGCGGCGATCCACGCGCCGGGTTCGCCCCCGACGATGTAGGGATGCGCGACAGAGCGGGCGAGATCGGTTAGAATCGGGTTTTTCTCAACTACGGTTCCTTTGAAGTACGCGATGCCGTACGCCGTCGTCGCGGCGTCGGCGGCGTGGCCGACGGCGAGGGCGTTCGCGGCGCGGTCGAAGTCGATTTGTTTCATGGGTTTTCTCGGAACCCTGAAACGCAGATTCTGAGGATGTTAGCCGCCCTAACACCCATCGACGGATTTATCACGAAAGCATGAGTAGGAGAATGTAACCCGGGAGACCGGGCCTTCTCCGATTTCACGCGGGGGCAGGGTTCCAAGCTGAATCCCCGCGTGGTTTCACAGATTCGTGAGCGACTGCGTTCTACTCCG